TTAAGATCGTCTGTGCTATGCACGCGCGGGTTCGAACCCCGCTCTCAGCATATCGCACTCATAGCTCAGTGGTAGAGCGCAAGCTTAGTAAGCTTGAGGTCAGGGGTTCGAAACCCTTTGAGTGCAAATTGATTAAAAAGAATATTGTCTAATCACAAAATGAATAAGGACCGTCGTGCTGTCGTTATTCATGATGTGGCGTCATTACTGTTTCTCGCACCATTCTCAGCATTATGTGTGGCTGATGTATTTTTTAGCTATAAAGTGTACCCTATGTTTATAACACATGCTCTCACGACGTACATGTCGTATGATCTCATGTGGATAATTCTTCAACCGAAAATTATACACACTCTTAGAAATTTAATCATACTTCACCATTTAGTGTGTCTTCTAGCTCTTCTTAGACCTCTTATGCACCCTGAGGAGGCTTTTATACTTAGTTTCGCGGGTCTAGTTGAAATTGATACATCTTTATTAACCATTCGAAGACTTACTCCTAGAGATAGTTATTTTTACCCAATGATAGACCAGATGTACCATGCATCTAATGTAATCATTCGAGCTGGTTATGAGACCTGTATGACACTGTTACTATGGGTATTATATGCACGTGAGAGTATGTACACAAAATTACACGTTCTTGGATGTCAATATTTCATAAATATTTTCAGTTGTGGCATTTGTGCACTCACCTTTTCGAAGAGGAACCCCGCTTTGAAGGAAGTTTAGGTATTATCATTGCAATAGGCCCAACCCGTCTCACCATAGTCTGGGTAAGGAGTACCAATTGATTCACAACAAGCAAATTTATCTGCACCCGATCCGGTGCCGGGACCTGCGGCTGCCCAACACCCTGCAAAAGTGGGATACTGGCCGTCTATAACTTTCTCACGGAAGGACATATTAGCTATACGTACTCTTTCCGCTTCCGCTGCCGCGGCATCCGCTAAGTCCTTGGCAGCCTTATCAGCGGCAGCCTTGTCAGCGGCAGCCTTGTCAGCGGCAGCCTTATCAGCGGCAGCCTTATCAGCCGCAGCCTTATCAGCGGCAGCCTTGGCTTTAGCCTTAGCGGCAGCCACTTCCTCTGGGGTCGAATTAGGATCTGCAGCAACTGCATCGGCCGCGGTTTGTGCCTCATCGGCGGCGGTTTGTGCCTCATCGGCGGCGGCTTGTGCCTCACCGGCTGCGTCATTTCCGTCTGGTAATTTCTTCTCTTCACCACCCATCATGGTAGAAGCTATACTAGAAGAAATGCAACACATACTGAGAAGTCCAACACCGGCTAACATTGGTACGGCAGCCATTGTATTATTATACTTTAAGATTTAAATCTAATATACAAGTAGTATGCAAATTTTCGTGAAAACACTTACTGGAAAAACTATCACACTTGAGGTTGAATCCTCTGACACTATCGATAACATCAAGGCTAAGATTCAAGATAAGGAAGGAATCCCTCCCGACCAGCAGCGACTCATCTTCGCCGGGAAGCAGCTTGAAGATGGACGCACCCTAGCTGATTACAATATTCAAAAGGAGTCTACTCTACACCTAGTTTTACGACTTCGTGGAGGGGCAAAGGAAAAACCCAAGCGTAAACCTAATGCATACATGAACTTTGTCAAGAAGATACGACCCGAGGTTGTGAAAGAGAACCCAGATCTCAGTTTCACCGACATTGGTAAGAGGTTGGGTGAGATGTGGAGGGCTCTCACGGATGATGAAAAGAAAAAATATGCGAAATAGGTAGTAGATGTTTGTGTACATACTCGGATTTTTGTTACAATTTGTCATGAAGCGACGAATAAAAAATGGTATATCACCCAGATTTGGTCAACCAACCACTTAAGGATTTGAGTTATAATAAAAATAGATGCCTCTCGGTGTTAAAAAGCTTTCATTCGATGCTTGTTTGCCTACTCGTGGTTCTGATGGTGCTGTGGGATATGATTTATATAGCTCCGAAGCTGCGACTGTACCGTGTCAGGCAGGACGAGCTTTAGTCGGCACTGGTATCGCTCTGTCTATTCCCGATGGTCTATATGGGCGTGTAGCTCCCCGTTCTGGTCTAGCTGTGAAGCACTGCATCAATGTTGGTGCGGGTGTTATTGATCCAGATTACACCGGTGAAGTCAAGGTCGTCCTATTTAATCATGGCACGGAAGACTTTGAAATCAAGAAGGGTGATCGTATCGCTCAACTTATTTTGGAAAGGTGTGATACACCTATGATCAAGGAAATTGGTCTACTCGATGAGACACTCAGGGGTGATGGGGGTTTCGGGTCTACTGGTCAATAAGTTCGTCTTTACAGAACCATAAATCTTCAGCTCTAGGCATGAAAAGTATACCATGACTCATAGTCATAGATAATTTGGCTTTATTTACATTCGGGTAAGACCATAGTATCCACCTTTCCCAATATTCGGCCCGGAAGAAATCTTCCCAATCTTCTTTAGAACTTTCTCTGATTTTCAACATTTCTTTCTGTATCTCATACGGGTTTGTCTCTATTCGCAGCTCCTTAGGAATGATAGCACCTTTCCTAAGAAGTTGTGCACGCATAAGTCTTGGATTACCATGGTCTGGATAGTGCTGAAAACCCTTCTCACCAAAATCAATACTTCGTTTATTTGGTAAAGTGACCCTATATTTATGTGTAATCGAAGGACTAGGTTGTAATACGACGTGCATATTAATTAAAGGATAAAATAATTATTGAAGTATGTCACATGATATAATTGATGTATATGATAGATCTATATTTGAGATGAGAAACGTTTTTACTGCTGAAGAGTGTAAATTGTTTATAGATTATCATGAACAAAGTCCTAATAAATTTTGTGGTAGATTACAGTCTGGTGAAGAAAATGTTGTAAAACGATCAACAGATGTGCAGATCACCGGCGCTTGTAAACATGATCTAGATTTGATAAAAATATATAAAGATGGATTGGGAAAAGTTTTTGTAGAATACATGAAACATTTAAATGATATTAATAAATGTGGGTATTTAAGTTCTCTAATTATTGGCAATGTAACAGCTCCACAAATACAACGGACATCTAAAGGTGATTTTTTCCACTGGCATGCCGACACCTTGAAAGTCATGAAGCGGGGGGGGCGCGGCTACGAAGAACGAATGCTTGCAATAATCATATATTTAAATGACATAGACGAAGAAAATGGTGGTTCAACCGAATTCAATTCTGGTAGAAAAGTACAACCCGAAACTGGTAAAGTATTATTTTTTCCCACGGATTTAATGTATATACATAGAGGTAATACCATTTTAAATGGAGATTCTAAGTACATATTATCAGCGTTTTTAATGACCACCACCAGCGAAAATGACGATTTTCCTTTTGTGTTTGCTTGAAATATAAGGAATTAATACGAGATAAAATCATGCTTGAATACACATCCCATGATGGTATCAAAATCCAAGTTGGGCAGAGTGCAAAAGAAAATGACCAACTGACAATGACGAGTGACCCTAAACACTGGTGGATGCATGTTGCCGGCTGCCCAGGTGCACATGTTGTAGTGTGCTACGAAGGAGACCAACTACCTAGAGAGACGAAAAGGGATGCTGCGGTTCTTGCAGTCTATCACAGTAAGGTACCAAAGACAAAGATGTCACCTGTGGATCTTGTTAGGGTTGACCAAATATCAAAGTATCAAAAATCAACTCACGGATTAGTAAATTTGGAAGGTGAAGTTATGCAACTCACAGTTTTCATGAATAAGGAAAAACCGAGACTTGATAGATTAGTTAAGATGTAATGTATCCTTCCCACCTACACCAATTTTACCTTTAATCCAAGTATTGAATGATATAGATATTCGTGTTCCCTTACATGTATTTGGTCTGGAGACTATATGATGTTTTAAGGTAGATGGAAACATAAGAAGTCTACCATTTATCACTGGTATTTTCCAGTCATGTGAAAAACTGAAATTACCAAACATATCAAATCTTGGGTTTATGAATGAAATTGTATCTTCTTCATGTGAATCTACGTAGAATACACCAGATACTATACTATTTGGGTGATGGTGCACGTGATGCGATTGACCATTTTCCAACACATTTATCCAAGAGATGGTAATATATAATTCCACGTCTGGATTAGGATTGGTTGTTATTTTAAAATATTCATTAACGGAATCTGTTAATACTTGTTTTACATCACTGAGTTC